ATCAACCAATTTTTCGCAAACTCTTTGTAGTCGTTGAATTCAGCGTCGTCTTCGTGTACATCATAATCAATTCCAACTCCGTAGGGTGGTGATGTGACAATTAGATCCACCGATCCTTCGGGTAATTTTTTCATTACCTCAACGCAATCTCCGTTAATAATTTTTCCTGTTTCTATCATTCTCCTTTTTCCTCCATATAATCCCAAACCAAGTTTGAGTATTCTTCATACATATCTCCTTCGTCATCGTCACTCAAATCGAACACACCGTCATCAAGACAAGCTTCCATAACCTCTTCATGTTGTTCTTCGAATGATAGATCATCTTCCATGTTCGACATAATTCTGTCGATTTCTTCTTTGTGTTTTTCTGTTAGTTTCATAATTTATACTCCTGCTGTTAAATGATAATAGTATCCTTTACTGGACATATCACCGAATGATTTATATATTTTATATTCTTTATCATCATAGAGAATATCTGTGACAATTTCAACCCGACACCCAACATCAAAACTTTTAAATCTTAATTTGTTAATATCAAAGTCCTCTTCAAGTGGAATGTCATACACCACATGATCACCCTTAACGTAATCTTCGATAATTAAATATTCGTCTCTATCACAATAGATTTCTTCAAAATCACATTTCTCAGGATCGAACTTATCTGATTCATAAACAACAATACCCTCTTGATCTTCTACTTTAACATACATCGAGTTAAAGTATGGTCCCAACATACTTTCATTTGGACAATCAAAATAGCTTTCAACTTCCAAGATTTCACAAATCTCGTCGTAGTCCAACTCATCATGTTCAACACCTTTGTCTCTAAAGACCTCATATTGATCTTTATTGATTTTGAAGGGGAAAACCTCAGCCCCTCGACCTCCTAATGTAATTTTATAATATTTCATTTAGCAATAAATTTTACAAGTGAATACGTTACCAAAATTATAATGAATACGGCTGCGAATCCAGCAAAGATTCTCATACCCATATAGTTTCTTTCAATTTGGTCTTTTGACCTACCTTGATAATCTTCGGGGTTAAATTCTTCTTTCATAGTTAAAGTGTATGAGCGATTATTTGTGCCAATTTATATCCTGTAAATGCTCCGATTGCGGCGGAACCTGGAAGAACTATAAACTTACCTAACATCGTTTCGTATTTCTTCCTGTTTACAATATAAGAAATTAACATGTAATAAACAATATAATTAATTAAAACTAAAAAGTCCAGTTCTTTTGCAACAAATACCACGATAGAATTACCGAGTAACCCCCACATAAAGTTAATGAGGGTTTCACGGATTAATTCCGCTGGTGTTGTGATCGCATCTAAGACACTAATCTCTTTTTCAAGACCTGTTTTCTTCGAGTGTTTTGATGTGGTGTTGGAGGTACCATAGGGCTTTTCTGAGGTCCTCAAGTTCTTTGTCTTTTCCTTTTTTTCCTGCACGACTTATATATTTTACTGTGTTTCCTAAACTAAACCCTAATTCCCAAGCATCAATCACTTTTATTGCTTCATATGGGTTATCTTGTCCTCCGTAATGTTGGGGGTGATTTACTTGTTCTTTATTACTTTCCATATCTTATTTCCAAAATAATTGTATTACTAAAATTGCCATTGCCAAAATTAAGCAAATTATTGTTTTCAATGTCAAAGGTTCTTTAAAAATTAACCAACTTAACCAAGTAAAAACAATTGCACCAATGCTAAACCCAATTAATCTTGAGGGCCACATCTGACCATCAAAGGCAATTATCATATTCTTAACCGAATACATGAATAACATAGAGATTGGGATTCCAAGTAATACCGTTAACCAATAGTGTTCTTTAAACCAATTATATTTCATTTGTCCTTGTAGTTGGAAGAATGTGCCTATCTGCGCAAAAAATCCAAATATTACTCCCAATATCAAGGCTCCTATATTTACCATTATTCTGACTCCTCTTCTCTGTATTCACTCAATAATTCATCTCTTGATATGGTTTTGTACTTACCATCTAATCCATCAATATCAATAAATTTACCCATCATAATTTTTGCTTCATAAATTTGTTTTGTAACATCAAGAGATTTAACAATCTCACAGGTAATTTTGTAAGGATCGGCATTTGATCCTGGTCTACGATCTTCAACGTAACCTTTCCATTCTTTTGCTGTATCTTGTGGTACACGAATTGATGCTCCGCGATCAGATACCCCCCAACTAAACTTATCTATCGCTTGTGTCTCATACTCACCAGTCAAACGAAGGTTGTTGTTAGATCCGTAAGCTTTGATATGATCTTGATGTCTTGATTCAAACGCGTTAAATAACGCCATAAAGTATTCTTCATTACCATCAAATCTCATCGTGTCTGTTGAGAAGTTTGTGTGTAGTCCTGACCCATTCCACTCACCATGTGTTAATGGTTTAGGGTGAAGTTCGATATGATATCCATATTTTTCAGCTGTTTTGAATAGGAAGTATCGGGTCATCCAAAGGTCATCACCGCCTTTAAGTTTACCTTTAGAGAACACCTGATATTCCCACTGACCCAAAGCTACCTCAGCGTTTGTACCGGTAATATCAATTCCGTGTCTCAAACACATATCCGTATGTTCCTCAACAAACTCACGACCCGCAACATTATGTCCAACACCACAATAGTATTCACCCTGTCCTTTAAGGATGTTTCTTTTGTGACCTAAGATGTTTCCATTAATCTCTTCACGAATGAAATATTCTTGTTCAAAACCAAACCATAAGTCCTCAAACCCTTCACCAATTTGTGATCGTTTGTTTGATTCGTGTGGTGTTCCATCAGGATTCAATACCTCACATAACACATACACCGTAGATAAGACCTCAGAAACATAATGTCTTACAGGTTTTAATAGACGATCAGAGTTTCCAGTTACCGCCTGATTTGTGGACGACCCATCAAAATTCCACATCGGGAATTGTCCGTCCAAGAACGCATTTTTAATAGACTCATATTCTACAATTTTTACCTTACTTCTAAGGTTTGCTTCTGGCTTATACCCATCAAGCCATACATATTCTAACTTAATTTTCATTTCATTTTATTTATTACGGTTATTATTTCTTCTTTGGTAAAACCTTCAATATACATCCTATAAACTTTGCGTGAAAAATCGTCGGTGCAAATAATCGCATCGGCGTCTAAATAGGAGAAAAGATTATTAAGATTAAGTAAAATGTTTTCTTTTTTAAGTAATCTCTTATTAAAACTCATCTTATTCGGTTTCTTGGTTTTCTTCTTGAACTTTTGTTTGAGAGATCAGACCGGCAATTCGTCTTTTGAATAGGGGTAAAAGTGTTTCGTCTATTGGGAAAATTCCGTTTGATGACATTTGAAACACGGGACTCATTCGCTTATCTTTACTATCATACGTAGAAAAATTAGTAATAATTTTTGGTATGGTCAACTCTCCCATCTCATCAGAATAAATTAAATTAATATTTGTCATTCTTTGTGGGTTTGTTCTTGTTTCTTTTTTAATAAGATATTCCCAAACGTATGTTTTTTTGGTTGTAGATTCGGTATAAAAGAAATAACCTTTTGGGTATAATATATTCTTTTTATTTCGCTTGATTTTCATGTCCAAAGAATCAAATACTATGGTCCAAACTGATTTTGCGACGTTGAAGTACTCCATTATTCTTGGTGCCGAGAATGATAATATGTCTCTGAACTCGGTCATTTCATCTCGAGTCATTTCAGGTATTGATTTGACTTTCAAATCTTTAACCATAATCTCATCGTCAATATTATTTAATTTTTTTTCTGTGTAGACGATCTTACCATCTCTCATTAAAGCTTGGACATTCATGAGGTGTAGGGATAGTTCGATGAACCCCGGATATAACTCTAACTTATCCAGTTTTTCACCCATTTTTTGAAAATATGAAAGGAGTTTGTATTCTTTATACTCTCGATCGATTGGTTTTTCAAACATCCAATCGGTGTTCATTAAAAATTCTATTTTCTTTTTCTTCGCCATTATATAGTTAAAAAGTAAGTCAAAGATGTTAACAAATAAAGACCTAACTTACTCTCATTATATAATAGTCTTCTCCATCTATTTCGGCAAGATCTGCATCACCATCATATGAGTTTAATAAATTACCATAACCATCAGACCTTAGTATTTCGGCGATGACCGTATCTATATCAACAAAATCCATGATAAAGTTTTTATCGAAACCAAAATCTTTAATAAATGTTTCAATATCATCTTCATACTCATCAACTCTTTCATCCACAAGTGATTGCATATAATCTTCATCATAATCACCTTGAGGATCTTCCTCAATATCTTCAATTATATTTTCAAATCCTTCGATTTTTTTGAGGATTATATTTTTTTGATCTTCGGGTAAGTTCTCATCAGTTAATTTAGTTTTAAGGTCATTAATTGATTTTTGGAATTTTTCTACTTGAGTTTTTTGAGTATGAGACAAATCCAAAGGAACTTCGTATTCTTCAGGATTCTGATAGATTATATCACCATAAAATTCATCTAACCATCTTCTCCAATAATCTTTATCTATTGAGTTATCCCAAACCCAACTTGCAAACGCATCGTAACCCATATCATCGATCATATTTTCAACCGAAATTTTTGCTGC